CAACAAATGCGTTCTCTGGGTCTTTTACCACGCCACGCACGCGGTCTGGGTCAATGTAGCCAAGCATGACCTTGCCGTTCTCGTCGTAGGCTCGCAGGAAGAGTTCGCCGTTGACTGCAAGATCCACCACAAGGTCGCGGTGTCGCAGATTCATCTTCATGGTCGGATCGTTCCAAAATTCGTTGATGATTTCCTGCACATCTTCGTCCACTGCGTTGAAGGTAAGCCCATCGCCCACCACGAAGTCGGCTGTCATTTCAACCAATCGGCGCGCAAGTGGGTTTTGGCGATGCAGGTAGCGTGCCACCGTGCGGGCGCGTTCCTGAGTAACTGGGCTAAGGTCTCGTGTTTCGCCAGTTAGTCGCCTGTAAAGGTGGTCGTCTGTGTCAATGAGTCCAAGGATCGGCTCAGATACGCCCTCACGCAGAACCTTGATTGCCTTGCCTACGCGCTGCCTAAAACTTGCCATCTTTCTCCTAACCACGCGCCAATAGGCGCGGTCTCTGAATGTCGTGGGTAGATCCTACCCTGTGTAAGCCTACTGTGGAGGGAACCGAAGCGGAGCCAGCCACATACAAGCGAGCCAATTCGTTGACTGCACCAGAAATCGCGTCTACTTGGTCGTCGTGTGCGCCCTTTGGGAAAGAGTAGCACTCCGAAACCAAGGGGCTATTCCACAAACCACGCACAAGGTAGACATTCCCTTTGTTTGCTTGGGCTGCGAAAGCACGCGCTCGCACATCCTTAGCCCCTGTCACCCTAGCCCCCTTGAAATCGTACCCATAGAGAACCTTGCGTGCGTAGTGGTCAATTGCCATTACCCCCGATGCTCCGCCTTCCTGCTCCATGCGGATCGCTGTGCCACGCGGGTCTTCTGCGGCGCACTTGGCGATCAATGACTCCACTTTGTCTGGGCGCTCCCGTACTCGCTGCATGTCAGCAATCACCGTGAGACCCGTTTTCATGCTTCTGCCCACAAGCGCCCCTGCTGTGTAGTCGGGGTCTTTGCCCAGTTTTGCCTCTGTAGCAGCCAGATCCCAGTACCGTACCCAGCGATATTCCTCCCAATCAAGGTCGTCCACATACTTGGTCAAGGATTCTGGGTTGAAGAAGTCGCCACTTGGCACGATTGTCCACGAGCCATCCACCAACTGCGCTCGCATCACATCGTCCAATTCGTTCAATGTGCGCATGTATTCGTCTTGGTCTAGGTGTGGGTTGTCAGTAAGTTTGGCGGGAACAAACAAACGAGCCTCGCCAGTCTTATCGCGTGGAACAATCAACTTGCCAGTACGCTCGTCAACCTTTGGAATGAAGCGATTGTATACCCAATCATGCCCAAGCCCACCAGGATTTGACGCGGCACGCATTCTTGGTGTAGCAGCAAAACTTTTAAGTCTGCGCAAACGGCTTGTCACGAACATGTACTGGGTTTCGCTGAACTGGGTCAACTCATCAAAACCGATGTATTGGAACGCAGCACCCTGATAGCGGTATTTGTCGTTTTCGTTCTCAAGGTGACCGAAGACTAGTGTTGCGCCATTTGCCCAGCGAAACTCTCTGCGCTCACCATTCCACTGCACGCCTTCTGCACCAGAAAGCCAACGCCTAGCGCGATCCATGACTGCATCTGGCAGCGAAAGGTCTTTGTAGGTTCGGCGCAGCAGCAGGGCGCTGTAGTTCGGAATGTGGATGTGCTGAAGCGCAGCCATCAACAAAGCGTCGGATTTCCCACCACCAGCAGCCCCGCCATACAAAGCCTCTCTGTTGCCTAGGCTAAGAAAGACCGCCTGTGGCACTTCTGGCTTGTGCGGCACACAATCAGGTAATTTCGGGTTCAGTATCTCCAACAGAGAGGATCGTGCTGTCTGGTCTAGCGACGATACCCAATTGCTCCAATAGTCCAAGGGCGGCTGAGAGTCTTCGCTGCTCTTCTTCTGGGTCTCCAACAGTTTTCACCTCAATAGCCTTGCCATCTACGCCTGAGAACTCAATGCCCTCACGCTTGCGCCACTCATTCGGAAATCTACGCTCTAGAATCCAAGCGGCTGCCTGCCATGATCGCTCATTCTCTGCTGCTGTGGCAACCCTAGACAGAAACCGCATTTCTGCAAATGCTTCTGCTTTTTCTATAGCGTCGGAAAATGCGGGATCTAGCCTCATCCACTCGTGCAATGTATCCCTGTGAATGCCAGCCAGCGCAGCAGATCTTTGGCGTGAAGCCCCAGCACGAAGCGACTGCAACAGAGCCTCTACGCGCTGTTCAGTCTTCTTGGTTGGTCTCCCCGCCTCTGAAGGAACCATGATCTCATCGCTCATATCACCACTCTACACCCTAAACCTGAGTTTTGTTACAAATATGACCCTGTATGCGCCACGGAGACAAGCGTTTGTAGCATTGACAATACCTAGACACCAGCCCGCGCAGCGCAAATCAGTTTTTTATTTTTGGCGAACTTCCTTGCGGTAGAAGGCAAGCGTCTGCCCATCTAGAAACCAGTCTCGCCCGTGCTTCTTGCCTTTAATGCGCCCCTTGTGCAACTGCACCCGAAGCGTGATTGGGCTGATGCCAAGCAACTCTGCTGCCTGACGAAGCGTGTACTCCTTTGCCGTGCTGTCTTTCAATTGACTAGTCCTTTCTCACCTGTGCCTGTTGGGGCATCCTCGCCCCTTTTCCTTTTGTGTAACTCTGTAATCTTTGAGAGCGTCCGCATGATTTTTGCGGCGGTCTCTTCAGTTACGCCTTTGCTGACCATGCCGTTTTGGAGATCTTCCTCAAAAGTTGGCGAGACATATGCCGTAAGGAACATCTGGTCAAATTCCTCATCACCGATATAACGGCTGCCGACCAGCGAGAGCAGCGAAGCAATGGCAATGTCAGTGCGGCGTTCGGAGAGCGCATACGGATCTCTGTCCTCTGTGCCGTCTACGCCCATAATGACCACGCGCCCTGCAACTGGGGCAATCGTAATCGGATTAATTCCCTGCTGCACGCCGACTGCTGCCCTGCGAATGATGGTTGCAAAAGAGTTCAAGTGTGCAGCGGTTTTCTTGCCTGACACGATCTTGCCGTGGTCTGGCGCGTCCACATCAATCCAGAAGCCAACAGAGAATGAGCCAGTTTTCTCGTCTTCCAGCACCATAGAGCCGATTGCTTCTGCCTTGAGAACACGCGGATAGCGCATGTCATCTTCCGCAAGCAACTGACAAATCTGCTCGTCAAGATCGTCGTCGTTGAGTTCGTGGCGCTCAAAGTCAAACGAAGTGACCTCCGAAAAAGTCAACACTGGCTTAATGACGATGGCGTACCGCTTTTTGCTCACTTTGCACCTCCCGTAGAGCCAACCAGCAAAATCAAATACACCGCAAGCACAATGGACAACATCCCTAGCGCGTCTCCCACAAATTCCCTCCTATTATATTTCCAGTCGTAATGCAATTCAGCAAAAAAATCTCTAATTTCGTCCATGTCACCCCCACGCCTTTTCGTCAAGGACGAGATCATTAATCTTTGCTGCAATGTCAATGACTTGTAGGCAATACAAGCCTTCGTCGCCGCCAATTGCCATGCCTCTCGTTGCCATTGGGATCTGGTCAACATAAACATCGCCAAATTCCCACGAGCCGTAGGTGTGTGGCGACTTTACGGCGCACATCCAGCGTGCGTACTCATTTTTCTTTTCTGCGTCGCGGTTCTGGTATCGCTTTAGCACGCGCCACTCCCAGTTCCCAGACCTAAAGATTGCATACGGATTCTCAACATCCCGCGTCTTGTTTTGTAGATTCTTCACTGTGATTCCTCCTTGTTTTTGATTTGATTGGAGACTGCGTTCCAGTCTGTCGTTCCCGTCGTCGGGTCTTTCGGCGCGCTTCCGACACAAGTTGGGCAGATGATGAATGCCCCGTTGTTGTGCTTTCCGCACTTTCCGCAAATTGGTGGCTCGCTGGTTTCGTTGAGTTCCTGAATCGCCAGATCTTTGAACACACCCATCGGTTTTCCTCCTCTTGCGGAGACAGCCCCCGCTTCCACAACAATCATAAACCCTAGCGTTCCTGCCGTCAAGCCCCTATTTCCAGCCGTTCCGCCAAGGACGACGGCAAGCCCGCGAGCAGAATATCCTGCTGCGCTCCCTTGATGTCGTACTCCACGCGGTGAATCTGGCGTGTAACAATTCCATCTGGGTTGACTTGAAGCGAAAGCCATGCGGCTCGCTTGTCGTGATCCCGTGGCTGACCTGCGCTGCCCGCGTTCATCCATGCCCCTGCTGCTGGCACTTCCAGCATATTTGGCTTGAGCGCCGCCGTCGTGTACGGCGAATACATCCAGCCAAGACTGAGCCTGTCTGCAATATCGTCTTCGCTCATGCCCTCCGTTGGGATTGGAGCGACAACAGAATGACGACGATAGATTTCTGCGGCTTGGTGCGTGTGACCGTACAAGCCAAAATCTGCGTCAAACTCTTCTAGCGCCTTGAACGCATCGCCCGCAACATGTGCTGACATGTATTCCCACATTGGCGCTCGTGGGCTGCCGTGAACGAGAAGCGCATGCTCGCTGCCGATTGCCATGCGAGCCATCGGGCGCAAGCGATACAAAAACTCCTGCGTCTTCTGGTTGATGTTGTCTTTCGTCCACAAAATTGCAGCGCGTGCATCGTCGTTGAAAGCGAGCGCCTTGCCCCAAGTATTGAGCGCCTCTTCGTCATGGTTGCCCAAGATTCCGCGAGCGTTAACCTTTTGGAGCATGTCGCAGACCTCATTTGGTCGTGCGCCATAGCCGACAAGATCGCCCGTGTGCCAGATTTGCTCTGGATTAAACTTGGCGATGTCGTCTAGGACTGCGCCCAGCCCCTGAATATTGCCGTGAACATCGCTGATCACTGCAACTTTATTGATTTGTTCAGTCATTTAGTTCCCCCAATCGTTCCCAATTGATTTCTCCGTCGCGGCTAATTACTCCGTCTACGATCATCTGGTGAGCCGCTCGCCCGTATGATCCTTGCAGCCTCCACACCGTTCCTGATTTAATCAGGTAGGCAAACATCTGCACCGTCTCCTCTGTTGAGAGATTCCCAGTCTCGTAGCGGACGATGGCATCTACCATGTCAATTCCGCCAGTCGTTGCTCCAATTTCTGTCTTCATCGCTTCTTGTCCTCCGCAAATCCATCAAACCATTCGCCGTATTTTTGTCGTAGGCGCTTTTCCGCTTTCCCTGTTGCTGTCTTGCTGCTCGTCTCTGGGTCTCTGCACCAAGCCCGCGCTTCCTCTAAGTTAAGCCCGCGCTTCATGATCCTATTCGGATACCCCT